CTAAATCGTCAACTGACATTCCTGTTGATTCAAAGTGTAAGTGGCTATCGTCTTGCATTATTTGTTCGACCCGTGCCCATGCGGCAGGGTCTTCGCTCATGAGACGTTTGACCCATTGTTTCTGATCGTAACCTAAACGTATTGCTGAGTATCTTGCCCAGAACATTGTTTCTGTTTCGTCTGGTGAAACCCATAGAGTCCTGTGGTTCCTGTTCTTAGCTATCATGTTCATAGCTAGCAGGCTCTTGCCTGTATGCGATCTTCCTATGAGTGTGAGAAGTTGTCCTGGTCGTGCTCCGCCTAATGTCGCGTTGTCAAAGGCGTCTACTGCGAAGCTCCACTCGTTACCTGTTTTCAGGTCGTGGCGCATACGTTTTACTTGTTCAACCTTGGGGGTAAAGAGTCTGTGCATGTCGGCATCTGAGATGCCTTCGATGGGAGATGGGGAAGTGGAAGCTGCGGGGGCAGGCACAATGCTGCGCCCCGCTACAAGTTGCCTTGCTTCTTCCAACCCTATTTCTTTATGCACTGATCCCAGCTAGCCAGTTGTTTGGGTCTATTGGGTCTGGTCTTTCAGGCCATGACCATGACGTATTTTTTTGTAGTGCCATGAAGTAACCAGTTTTTCCAGCTAGAGGATGATTTCCTTCTCCTTGACCAAGGAAGATTTGTCCGTCTTCACCTACTGACAATCCTTTCTTTAATTTAAAATCACCTAGCCCACATTTACCGTTTTTGGTGATTGGGATATCTTTCCCTCTCATGGATGGTGCCCAGTAGTCTTGCGGGAATTGTCTCATTCCGTTCATGAACAGTTTTCGTATTGCTTGATTATCCATGAACACTGAGTCTTGTGAAGCGTAAACAACACCGTTGTTTTTTTCAGTCATAAATATTTTATGAATGCCTCCGTATTCATCGTCGTCAGCATATAGCCCTGGCTTTCTTGTGCCAGCTACAACTGTTGCTCCAGCAAAGTTATTTTGTATTGTTTGAACTGGATCTACCGCTGCTGCTGCGGGTTCAGGTGTTGCACCTAATTGTTTTTTTACGTCTCCAAGGATGTTCGCTAACGCTGACGCATTGTCTGTCAGTGTTGTTAGCAGGTCTTCGTTTGGGTCAGTCGCTGAAGCTGATACTTGTGCTGCTGTCAGTTCGACAGCACCTTTCAATATCACTTGTGCTTCTATGCTTGCCCGCTCGTGCGGGGCCATTGAACCGTATGCCATTAATTTATTCCTCCTGTTGTTGCACCTTTGCACCGTGCCCAATTTGGGCACCATTTTTCTGAGCACCACCAACCGTTGTCACCTAAAGGATAATTTCCAATTTGTGATTCAACGAGTTTGGCTAATGCTAAGACCTTTTGCCTAAACCATTCATAGTGTTCTTCGCCTCTGGTTAGGTCCATGCGACCAACACCTTTAGGGTGCATGATCGCATATGAGAAGTCAGGTATTCCTGTGGCTAGAGAATAGGCGATTGATTGAACGTCCCATCTTTCGTATTCCCATTTGTTGCGTGAGTAGTCTCGTCCTGGAAATTTCCAATCCCAACAACGGTCTTCTTCTACAAGATCTATGGTGCCAGAGAACGTAATAATCCGTTTATCATCTTCGTATAAAGGTAAATTAAAGTTCTTTTCTACAGCTACTGGTTTAAGATCTGGAAGTACTTCTTCTCTCCAGCTTTTGATTTTAGCTATGCCGCTTACGTACGCTGATTCAGGGGAGTAGCTGTACCATTTTTCTATGGTTGGTAGAGCTTCGTCCCAGTAGTATTCAAATGAATCGAGCATGTCTTGCTCAGTCATTTCGCCACCGTTAAGGCGTGTGTTGAGTGCGTCTTCGGCTACTGCGTGGCAAGCAGTTCCTAATGTTGAAGCGTCTTTAATTTCTTCGCTTACAATTCCCCAGATGTCGTTACGGAATCTTTCTAGGCACATGTCAGCAGTCTTGACTGATGACTGTCGTACCCAGTCGTGTACCCAACGTCCGTCTGCTGCTTTGTGTAATGGATATTTCATAAGCCTATTATTGCAATAGGGTGGGACAGTGAGTTTTTCATTCTCTCCTCCAAGAGATTTGTACTGAGTTCCATTCACTCTCTTTGGGGAGAGTGAATGATACTGAGTACGCGAAGTCTACAGCTTTAACTATTTTTTACTATTACAGTTGTGTTACGATTTTCAAGCCATCGTTTTATTTGTATTTCTGAGTAAACTTTTGTGCGCCCAATTTTTTGTATCGGCTTAGGGAAGCTGTCGTATCTGTTTACCCAGTTGGATACAGCGGGAAGTGTTACGCCTGCTAACTCCGCAACTTCTGTGGATGAAATAAGGTTTGGTTCTGGTGCTTTTGGCAGACCTTCACGAACGTTTATTCTTGTTTCAAGAACTAACATGTGGTTCGTTATTTCGTCCATAGTTTTTAGCATGGCTTGATTTGTTCTTAACAAATGTTCAGTCAGTCCAGTGATTCTATCTACTTTGTTATCTAGTTTTTTGTAGAAAGTCATGTGTCGTAGCCTCTAGCTTTCATAATATCATTTCTTGTAAACCCGTAACTCATTTCTTTACCGCCTCTACTGGCTGATCCAAATCCAGCACGCCTTTTACCGTCACTAATTTTTCGTTTTCTGGCTCTTTCTTTCCACGCATCTGTACATCCATAACAGCGACACCCGTTGGCGTACTGGTTAGCGTTTGCTTGCCCGCCACATCTATTAAGTCTCATAGTTTCTCCAACATGATTTTGATTCATTCCAATGTCCGACACCTTGAGGCGTTTTATAAAAAAGCCAAGCAGACATTCTTACATTCCAGTATGCGTTAAAACGTATACCAGATTTCATTTGTTCTGTCGATGGATCTTTCCCAACTTTTGGTGCCACGTATTGAGCAGTCTTTTTTATTATTTGAAATAAACCGCCCGCTGATCCTTTAGGATTTCGGGCTGTTTCTTTCCCTCTTGACTCGCACCAAATTATTTGGGTAATCAGTTCCATGTCTTCTAAATTGAAATGTTCCACCAGTAGGTCGCCCCATTGGTCAAAGATTTTTTCGTTTGGGGTTTCTGGAATTGTTGGTGTGAATAAAGTTAAACAAAGTACTGAAACTAAAGCTGCTAACATTTTTCGAACCCCTGTATGCGCCTATTCAAACGTTTTATTTCTTTTTTTAATTCAATGATTTCTTGTGTCTGGTCTCGCACTAGAGCTTTGCGTGCGTTGTTTACAGAAGCTGATACTTCTTCTAAATGTGTGGGGTTACAGCAAGAAGCTGTTCCGCATAAATGATCTAGGTGTGTCGAGTTTGCTAAAGTGCCTTTCGCATACATATATGTTGCTCTGTGTATAAGAGCATTGTTTTTAGTTCCGACTGCTTTCGCTACGAGAACTGAGCTTACTAGCCCGTACCCTGCGGGCAGTCGGCATCTTTGCCATATCCAACAGCCTGTTTTCTTATTTATTTTTATGTACTTGTTTTTGGGGTCTAGGTACCATTCCATTCTTGATTCAAATGTTTGGCCGCTGGTGTTGTGTGTTCTCACGCTGCTGTACTTAATTCTAAATAGTCAGCCATGCGACGTAACCGCTCAGGATCTTCATGTGCGTGACCTAAAGCAGTATTGCAAGAGGCACAAGTAAGCCCTCTTGCTAAACCTGTTTCATGATCATGGTCAACATACAATGCAGACATTTTGAATCGTTCATGCCACTCGCCGTAGCCATAACAAAGAGCACACAAACCTTTTTGCGCCACCCACATCTCACACCAGTCTTCTTGCGTCATACCACGCACCTCACCGCTGATCTTGTCGAAGACGTTGTAGTTATGTCTAATATTACTTTGCCATTGTTTGTGCTGATACCAAGCAGGGCGTTCGGCATAAAGCTTTTCCTTTCGGCGTTTCTCACACGTACGACATATTTCACCGTACCCATCATGCCCATTTTTTGATCTGTCTCTCTTAGAGAAATGAGATAAACCAAGCCTCTTCTGGCATCCATAGTTATTTTTCTCAGTTAACCCACAAATTTTAAAACCTTTAGCAAGGTTAGAAGCTTTTCGTTCTTTAACAGCTTGAATTTGTTTCTGTCGCTTATGCCACGCAGGGGTCTGAAAGGCTTCCCTACGGTAACGATTGGCACAATCTTTACAGTAACGATTTTTCCAATTTCTGCTTGGATAATGATTGTCGGCACCGAAGAATTTTTCTAAACGGTAACTGCCTTTGTCATCTTTGCATTTTGAACACCACAGTTTGCCCTTAGCTAGCATCGCAACGTCTTTCGCTGCTTTAGCATCTTTTTGTTTTACCCTTTCTGCTATGTCTGCCCTGTTTCCTTTAGTGCGTTGACACATTTTGCACCAACACGCTTTGCCCTCATGGGTGCCTTTAGATGCGTTGTGGCTATCTTCGCAGAATTCTTTCAACCACTTAATTTCGCCACATTTTGTGCAAGGTTTTTTTCTGGCACCCGTAGAAACATGAACAGCATATTTCGTCTGAACTTTAATGTAGCTAAGTTCGAT